GTACACCGAAATGGCCATTAATGCCGTGGGCGGGCGGTTTCTGCGGCCAACGGTGGATGAACGCACCTTGGACGTCACCAGTACGGGAGCGGCCGGTATTGACTGGGGGAACCTCGAAAATGCCACCACCAGCAATGCCCTGACCGGAACCACCGTAGATCTGGTGGCCAATGCGGTGGACAGTACGGCCCTCGCCACGGGTGCGATTACGGCCGCGAAATTTGCTGCGGGAGCCATTGATGCCGCTGCGATTGCGGACGGCGCGATTGACGCCAACACGTTTGCCACGGGTGCCATTACCGCCAATGCGATTGCGAGTGGGGCGATTGACGCGGAGGCACTCGCCGCCGATGCGGTGGCGGAACTCCGTGCTGTGGTGAGTGGTACGGCCGACAGTGGCAGTACCACCACTATGGTGGACAGTGCCCGCACGGAAGCGGACACGGATTACTGGAAAGGCAATCTCCTCCTCTTCACGAGTGGCAACATTGCGGGGCAGTGCCGCCTGATTACCGGCTTCAATGCCAGTACGGACACGATTACGTTTGCGCCGGCTACCACGCAGGCGGTGAGTACGCAGACCTATGAGATTCTTCCGGCCGGTGCTGTCAACGTCCGCCAATGGTTGGAATCCACAGTCAACAGCCTGATTTCGGGGCGCGTAGATGTCAACGTCCAGGCCATGGCCAACGATGTGATTACCGCCGCCGCGATTGCGAATGCGGCCATTGATGCGGCCACCTTCGCGGCCGGGGCCATCGACGCCACGGCGATTGCCAATGGGGCGATCGACGCGGCCACGTTTGCCGCCGGGGCGATTGACGCCGCCGCGATTGCCAATGGGGCGATTGATGCGGCAACGTTTGCGGCTGGGGCGATCGATGCTACGGCGATTGCGGACGGGGCCATTGATGCGAATACCTTCGCGGCTGGGGCCATCACTGCGGCAGCGATTGCGACGGATGCCATTGGGAGTAGTGAGCTGGCCACCAGTGCGGCCAATAAGATTCGGGATACGATTCTGAGTGATGCCACAGCGTTTGCGGGAGCCAATATTGATGCGGCCGTCAGTACCCGTGCCACGCCTGCGCAGGTGAATACCGAAGTGCTGGATGTGTTGACGGTCGATACGTTTGCTCAACCCGGGCAAGAAGCCCCCGCTGCGACAACGTCGCTTATGAACATGGTGCGGTATCTCTACAAATTTATGCGGAATCGGGTCACCGTGACGAGTTCGACGATTAGTGTGTATGCCGATAATGGGACGACCGTGGATCATAAATCGTCCCATACGGACGATGCTACCACCTACGACCGGCCAGAATATGTCTCCGGGCCGTAAGAGGACGCCATGGCGACGGATACGCGCGAAGAACGAGCCTCTGCTTTTTCCTTGCTCCTCCCTTTTCTGGTGCCTGGGGTGGTCCCGAGTGCCTTCGATCCGGCCGAACGCCAGGCCGCTGCCTGGGTGTATGCTGGGATTCTGGCCCAGTCCCCCGGGGGCGGAACCCCGGCCCGGCGGCGACTCGGCCGTGTGGCCTATGCCCGAGAGTACGGCGCACGGGGCGTGTACGTGTTCCGGGAGTGTGAACGAGGAATGGCCTGGCAGCTCCGTCTGCCCAAACACTGGGGGAGAGTGCTCCATGCCTATCAACACGCGGGAGAAACGCCAATCGGCCTTTTCGCTCCTCCTCCCTGTCCTCACCCCCGGTGTCGTCCCCGACGCCCCCGGGGTGGACACGGCCGAGCGCCATGCGGCTGGCTTCAGTTACAGCGGCATTCTGGCGCAATCCCCGCTCACGCCAGTGGTGATGATTCGGGTCACTCCCGGCAGCGAACAGGTGGCCGTGCCCGTCCTGGCAGGACTCACCCTGAGCGGCAGTCGGCTGCACGGCGGCATGGCCAGACGGGGGCGGCTGCATGAGGAGGCGGTGCTGTGACGACCATTGTGTGTGATGAACGGGAGTCTTTAGTCTACACGGCCACGTTGCAAGATGAAGCCGAGACACCGATTCCGGTGGGGCAATTGACCACCCTCACCCTGACCTTGTACGATGCGACCACGGGCACCATCCTCAACAGCCGCAATGCGCAGAACATCCTCAACACGAATAATGTAACGGTGCATGCCACGAATGGCCTCCTCACGTGGACGGTGCAACCAGCGGATCTGGCGATGGTGACGACCAATATGGCACAGGAACTCCACATTGCCTTGTTTTCCTGGACCTGGGCGAGTGGAACAAAGGTGGGATATCACGAGGTACGGTTTCTCGTGGCAAACCTGGAGAACGTGGTATAGTGGCTGAGTGGCGGCGGAGATAGTGGAGGAAGAATGGCGTTACGGGATCGGATCACCGGGTTTCGACGAATGCCAGCGAGATTGTTGCAGGGGAATGACCGCAACTGGCGACAGCACCCAAAAACTCAACGGGAGGTGTTGTCGGGTATCCTGCATGAAATTGGCATTGCGGGTGCCCTGCTGGCCTACCACAGTGAGCGGCAAGGGGGCTTAGTGCTCATTGATGGCCATCTCCGCCAAGCCGACTACCCTGACCAGGAATGGCCGGTGTTAGTACTAGATGTGACGGACGCAGAAGCCGACCTGCTGCTGGCGACACATGACCCGCTGGTGGGGCTTGCGCAGACGGGACAGCAGGAATTGGCAATACTCTTGGCGGAAGTACAGAGTGGGGAGGCGGCGGTACAACAGTTCCTGGCACAGTTTGCCGAAGAGCAGGGGATTGTGTCCCCAGGGGTGGGAGGCAGCCCACTCGAAGACCCAGAGCCCCAGGTAGACCGAGCAGAGGAGTTGCGGCAGCAGTGGGGGGTGGAGCGGGGACAGGTCTGGCAGTTGGGGGAACACCGGATCATTTGTGGAGACGCCACGGAGAAGTCTACTCTTGATATGTTAATGGCTGGAGATCTTGCTCAGATGATTTTTACCGATCCTCCATATGGTGTTGCCTATGATGGTGGAATGAAGAAACGGAAAACCTTAGCCGCTGATCATGTAGGTACAGATATTTACGGACGGGCACTCCCAGTATTGGCTACTTATGTAGATAATGCGGCACCACTGTATTGTTGGTATGCTGACGCTCACGCAGCCGCAGCCGCAGCCGCAGCCGCAGCCGCAGGATATGTCATTGTTGCTCAAATCATCTGGGCAAAAAACCACGCACAATTTATGTCGTCCGCCCACTATCACGGGAAACATGAACCATGCTTTTATGGCCATAAGCGTGGCCAGACGGCTCGGTGGTATGGCCCTGCGAACGAAGTAACACTTTGGGAATATGATCGTGCGCCTTCCAATGATTTCCATCCGACACAAAAACCTGTGCCTGTTGCAGCGCGTGCTATTCAGAATAGTAGTCAGCCGAAAGATTGGATATTAGATGGATTCCTTGGTGGGGGCACGACGCTAATTGCCTGTGAACAACTCCAACGGCGTTGTTATGGTGTAGAGATTGACCCTGGTTATTTTGCAGTGACCCTACAACGCTGGGCTGATCTCACAGGAACTCCCCCCCAGCAGGTGTAACAGTTCTGCGGATCTTGCGGAGTATGGGCGATAAACAGCGGTATACGGCGGAACAAGTGGCTGAGGCATTGCGTAAGACAAAAGGCATGCGCTATTTAGCTGCTCGGACCTTGGGCTGTTCGCATGATACGGTCACACGGTATATTGAGCGCTACCCCAGTGTCCGTGCTGCCGCTGAACAGCAACGCGGTGAAATGATCGACACCGCCGAACTGAAACTCTGGCAGTCCATCCAGAACGGCGAGCAGTGGGGTGTGACGCTCGCCCTGAAGACGTTGGGCAAAGACCGGGGGTACGTGGAGCGGCAGGAGCAGAGTGGACCGGGGGGTGGGCCGCTGGAACATGTGGTACGGTTGCCCAGCAAAGCACCCTCGGCGCGGGAATGGCAGGCGCAGCACCAGAATGGGGCCGAAGTGGATATTGACGTGACCGGCAAATAAGGGTTCATCCAGGAAATGATCTCTATAACACAGAAGGACCGCACCGCCACAGGGCACATCATCTGGGAACCACAGCCTAAGCAGCATGCGCTGATCAGTTGTCCCGTTGAAGATGTCTTGTTTGGCGGTGCGTGACGTGCCCTCCCTGATCAGGGAGGGCAGAGAAGCACGCGGGGGTGGGAAAACGGACGGCCTCCTTGGGGATTGGATGGCACATGCCCTGGATTATGGAAAATATGCCCGGGGGTTGCTCATTCGGCGGACGTACCCGGAGCTGGAAGAAGTGGAGCGGCGGTGCCATGAGATTTATCCGTATGTCAGGGCGGTTTGGCAGGCCATGCATCGAACGTGGCTCTTTCCTGGGGGCGGACTCTTGCGGCTGCGGCACTTGAACCGGGACGAGGATGCGAACCAGTATCAAGGGTGGTCTACGACCTGGGTCGGGATCGACGAACTCGGCAATTTTGCGGCGGCGGCTCCCATTGACAAACTCCGGGCCACTCTCCGGTCAGCCCATGGCGTTCCCTGCTATTTCCGGGCCACCGCCAACCCGGGCGGCAAAGGCCATGCGTGGATTAAAGCCCGGTATATTGACCCGATGCCACCGATGACGGAGTACTATGACCCGGAGGCAAAAACCTTTCGGCTCTACATCCCCTCCACGCTGGACGATAATTTAATTCTGACGGAGCATGATCCGCTCTACTGGCAGCGGGTGGAAGCCTCGGCGGCCGGGAATGCGGAGTTGCTCAAAGCGTGGCGCTACGGGTTCTGGGACATCGCGCTTGGGGCGTTTTTTGCTGACATTTGGGAGCATGCTATACATGTCATCCCCCCCTTTCGCATTCCTCCGAACTGGCGGGTGGACCGCTCCCATGACTGGGGGGAATCCCGTCCCTTTTGTACCTTATGGTTTGCGGAATCGAACGGTGAAGCGGTAGACACGTCTCGTGGTACCCAGTGCTGGCCCAAAGGCACGCTGTTTGTGATTGCCGAAGATTATGGCTGGAATGGGAAACCCAATGAGGGAATACGGCTCCCCGCTCGGGGGATTGCCCAGCGAATCAGACAGGCAGAAGCCGCCATGGGGTATAAAGTGCATCCCGGGCCTGCGGACTTGCCCGCCATGCAAAATGGCCAATCGGTTGAGGCCGACATGGCGCAAATGGGCGTTCGGTGGGACAAGCCACCGAAAGGGCCGGGGAGCCGCGTTACGGGCTGGAGTGCCCTCCGGGGAAGGCTCGCCGCCTCATTGAAGCAGCCGATGGAGGAGCCTGGGTTATTTGTGTGGGACACGTGCCGCCATGTGATTCGCACGGTACCAGTCTTGCCCCGGGATGAGAAAACCCCCGATGACTGTGATTCTGAGGCAGAAGATCATGCAGCCGACGCATTACGACTCCGGTGCGCCGTCCGGGATATGAAGCTGGCCGTCGGCCGGATGCGAGTGTAACCATGCCCATTGATAGTCAGCATCCCGATTACAAAGCGATGCTCTCCCGCTGGCAGAGCTACCGCGATGCCGCGCAGGGCGAATGGGCCGTCAAAACCCGAGGCCCCGCCTATCTCCCCAAACCTGCCGGGATGCAGGACGAGGATTACCGTGCCTATGTCAGCCGAGCCAAATGGTACGGGGCCACGCAGCGGACCATGCAAGGGCTCGCCGGGGCGATTATGCGCAAGCCGCCACTCCATGAAGTGCCATCGGTATTGGAACCCCACCTGACGGATATCACTCTCACGGGCATGCCGTTTTTGGCATTGTGTGGCCAGCTCCTGGAAGAAGTGCTGCTGATGGGTCGAGTAGGCGTGTTACTGGACTATACCCAGGGCATCGAGCCGGGCCGGCCACTGTGGTCGGTCTGGTCTGCAGAACAAATCCCCTTGTGGTTTGTGGAGACCGTTGGGGGGCAACTGCATCTGCGGGGCGTGGTGCTCCAATCACATATTGAGCGCCCCAAGGCTGACGATCCCTTCCAGATTGAGCACGTGTGCCAATATCGGCTCCACTGGCTCAATGCCCAGGGGCTGTATGAGGTCCTGGTCTATGAAAGTCTGCGCTTTGGCGCATTTACCCAGACAGAAGCGGTCATTCCGCTGCGGCAAGGGGTGCCACTGGATTTCGTGCCCTTCCAATTCTTTGCCCCAATGCATCTGAGCCCTGCGATTACCAAGTCTCCCCTGGAAGATCTCGTGATGCTCAATTATGTCAATTACCGCCATAGTGCTGATTATGAGCATGGCCTCCACCTCACGGCCCTGCCTACCGCCGTCATTACGGGGTTCGCGGACCCCTCCGTGACATTAGCTATTGGCTCCCAGGCGGTATGGCAGATTCCCCAACCCGAAGCCAAAGTGTATTTTCTCGAATTTCAAGGGGCCGGGTTGTCAAGCCACAAAGACGCGATGGATACCGACAAAAAAGAAATGGCGACGTTGGGCACACGGCTTTTAGAAGCCGAACCCGATGTTGCGGAGACATTGGGCGCGGTGCAATTGCGGCAGAGTGGCGAACACGGGGCGCTCGCCGCCTGGGCGCAAGTCCAGGCCGAAGGCGTGATGCGCCTCTTGCGGTGGCATGCCTGGTGGATGGGCGCAACCGACAACCGCGAGGATACCAATATCACCTTTAGCTTCAATACGGATTTTGCCCCCGTGGCCCTCTCGGCCCAGGAGATGACAGCCCTGATGCAGGTGTGGCAAGGGGGCGGCATGTCGCTTGACTCCTTCTTGTGGAATTTGAAGCAAGGAGAACGGTTACCGACTGGCCGTAGTGTGGAGCAGGAAAAGGCACTAATTGAGACAGAAGCCCCCGCGATATTGCCGATGGATGAGCCCATAACGAACAGGAGGAACGGCAATGGCCGACAAAGGGAAGAAGAAACCGAAGCCGCAGAAACCTAAACCCGGGAAGCCCTGGTGAGGAGCTGGGATAGGCCAGTCCATATGCGAAAAATTACGCGGGGCAAAAATAAAGGGGAATTTGTGGTGGAGGATACCACAGGGGCGATGCAGAGTGCCCCTACAACAAGAAGAAAAAGTAATCCATGGCGGAACCTCTCCCTGACCGACTGCAGGATGCGACAATTCTTCGCGCCACCCAGACGGAGCGCTATGCTGTGAGTCTGAGCCGTCGCATTCTCGCCATGCTGGAGGAGTTGGAAACCGGCCTGGTGGCGCAGCTCCAGCGGCGGGACCTCGACCCAACAGTGCCCATCCGTACCGCCTTCCAGCGGCGACGGCTGGAAGCATTACTGACGGAAACCCGGAAGCAGATTACGGCACACTACCGGGAAATGTATCGGGAAACACGAGGGGAATTGGTGGAGTTTGCCGGGGTGGAACAAGCCGCCACGGTGCAGCTCTTGAATGCTGAGATTGGTGCGAGCCTCCTTCGGCCAGGGATTGCTGCACCAGGCGTTCTCCGCGCCCTCGTGGATACCACATTCATCAGTGGGGGAGCGACCCAGGCGGCCCCCCTGAAAGGGTGGTTTGGACGACAGGCCGCCAGTACCCAGCAACGGATAGCGGCGGCAATTCGGGCGGGGATGCTGCACGATGAAACCGTGGGGCAGTTAGTCAGAAGACTTCGGGGCACAAAAGCAGCCCAGTATAAGGATGGGATCTTGGCGGCAAGTTACCGGGAGACAGAAGGGATTGTTCGCACAGCGGTACTGGGCGTGCAAAATACGGCACGAGAAACCACGTGGAAAGCGTATCCAGACGTGGTTCGTGGCGTGGCGGCCGTGACCACCCTTGACTCACGGACCTGCCTGTATGGGGAAACTCGTATTTATACTCCCTTGGGAACTCCTCCGATACAGGTATTAGCGGTTGGAGACAGGGTGTTCGGTGGCAGCGGAGCTATCTGCCACATCGTGGCGACAAAGCGTACACAGACGAAGCAAATAGCCATCGTGCGCTTGTCAAATGGCCGGTCAGTTGTCTGCACACCAGATCACCAATTTTTAACAGAATCTGGATGGGTTGAGGCAAGGTATCTCAAAGAAAATCAGAGACTTATGGAGAGAAATGCGCTAGAGTGACGACCCAATCCTTCGTAAAACCTCAGAAGCCCCGTCCTTTAGGGCGGGGAGTCGTCACGGGAAGAAAGCCGAAAAATGGTCACGGTAGAGTCAGTTGAACT